GTACTTCCCGATAACGTTGTTATCGTAGCGGCAGGTAATCGTGATAGTGACAAAGGTGTTACATATCGTATGCCGATGCCTCTCGCTAATCGTTTCTTACACTTAGAAATGCGAGCAGATTTTACAGCATGGCAAAACTGGGCTGTGAACAAAGGTATTCACAAAGACGTTGTGGGTTACCTGTCATTCGCTAAACAAGATTTGTATGATTTTGATAGTAAATCTAGTTCACGTGCGTTTGCTACACCTCGTTCATGGTGTTTCGTTAGTGACTTGTTGAATGATGAAGATGACACCGATACTGATACATTGTTCAATTTGATTTCAGGTGCTGTTGGTGAAGGTCTTGCTGTTAAGTTTGCGGCACATCGCAAAGTTGCAGGACGCATGCCAGAACCCTCTGATATCTTGTCAGGTAAAGTTAAAGACCTTGCTGTTAAGGAAATCTCTGCAATGTACTCATTGACAATTTCAATGTGCTATGAATTGCGTGATGCACTTGAAACAAAGAAAGTTTCTAGTAAAGAGTTTCACACAATGGCTGATAATTTCTTTAGTTATATTATGGCAAACTTTGAAACTGAGTTGGTTGTAATGGGTGCTAAGATTGCACTTAAAACATATAAGTTGCCGATTGAACCCTCACAGTTGAAAAACTTTGATGAGTTTCACAAGAAATACGGCAAGTATATTGTAGAAGCAGGTAATTAATTTTAGAGTTTTTGGGTGAGTATAGTGTGAATATATTCACCCTTTATTAATAAAGGAATAATATGTCAGGTAAAAAATATTTTTATGCTTTGGGTCAAAGTTGCCGTGATCGTGGATTGACTAAAAGTCAAGCTGAGGACCTTTACCTTAAAGGAGCCTTAGATTATGCAAGGATTTACTTTGATAAAGGTTATCGTAAATTATCAATGTAATTTTGACAATTAATACATTCTCTGTTACAATAGAGACTTATACAATAAAGGACCAATATGAGTGAAGTAATTAATCCCAGCAAAAAACGTAGTCATAGTAAGAAATTTGATAATCTTGTAGGACCTACAGATAGTAAAATTGATCACCAAGCACGTGAACGTTTGGTAACAGCACGTATTGGTTTGTTGTTACGTCATAGTTTTTTCGGTAATCTTGCTACACGTATGCAACTTATCAATGCAGATGAATGGTGTAGTACAGCGGCAACAGATGGATTGAAATTCTATTATAACAGTCGTTTTATTATGATGCTGAAACCCAAAGAAGTTGAATTCTTAGTTGGGCATGAAGTGTTACACGTTGTATATGACCATATGGGTCGTAGAGGTACACGTGATCCGCAAATGTGGAATATTGCTGATGACTATGCTGTTAATGCAGATTTGAAACGTCATAAAGTAGGTGAGTTTATTAAGACTGTACCTTGCTTGTATGAAACAAAGTATGACGGCAAAGCCGCTGAAGAAATCTATGATGATTTGATGAAGAATGTTCAGAAAATCTCTATTGATGATTTACTTGACCAGATGATTGATGATCACATGGATGGTGAAGGTGATAGTGACGGTGATACTGAAGGTGAAGGTAACAAAAAAGGTAAACGTCCCACAATGAGTCCCGAAGAACGTGAACGTGTTCGTCAGGAAGTTAAACAAGCAATTATCAATGCGGCTAGTACAGCAGAAGCCGGACAGTTGCCAGCTAACGTTGAACGAATGATTCGTCAACATACTAATCCAGTTATGCCTTGGCGTGAACTGATTCAGACAAATTTGACTAGTGCTATTCGTTCAGATTATAGTTGGATGCGCCCTTCACGTAGAGGTTGGCATATGGATGCAATTATGCCCGGTATGAATCCCGGTGAAGAAATTGATGTAGTAGTAGCACTTGACATGTCAGGTAGTATTAGCAACAGTCAAGCACAGGCATTCTTAGGCGAGATCGGTGGCATGATGAATAGTTTTGATGGATACAAGGTCCATGTATTCTGTTTTGATACTGAGACATATAATCCAAAAGACTTCAGTAGCGAGAATATGGATTTGATTGAAGAATATGAGCCAATGGGCGGTGGTGGTACTGACTTTGATTGTATCTTTACATACTTGAAAGAAAATGCAATTAATCCGAAACGTTTGATTGTATTTACAGATGGATATCCTTTTGGTAGTTGGGGTGATCCAGACTATTGTGATACAACATGGATAATTCACGGTGATAAGAATCCCAATCCCCCTTTCGGTACTTATGCTTTGTATGATGAAAAATAATGAGCTGGCTTGATTATATTATAATTTCAATACTTATATTGATATTGATCTGGCTTTTTGTTATTACCTTAATTAGATTTTTGGGAATGATAAAAGATGTCGATGATTAAATCTTGTGAAGAAATAATCATTTATGAAAGCCCGGACGGTGGTAAGACGGTCTACTCACGTAAGAGTGGGTCGTCTGACCAACATATGCTTAAAGAAGATACAGATAAATATCACGTTACTAAATGGTATGAGTGGAAAGAAATTCTTAAGTTAGCAGAAACAGAACCTTCATTAGCAAACGCAATTAACAAAGCAGAGATGTTATATGTCCTCCTCAAGAAAGAAAACTAAACACTATCTCGCAATGTGGCATTCACAAGGTCTTGAATGTTTATTTGATGTTGAATACTACATGGATAGATACAATGAATGGGAAAAGCAAAAGGTTGTAGCTATTCTGAAAGAAGCACGTATCCCCGATCAGCCTATAGGTATCCCATTGCAAATGCTAATCCTTCGTGCTAGAGCAAATAGCCAAAGAGCGTATGAGATTTATGAATTCAATAGTACTTTAAAGTATAAAGAATTTACAGAAGCATTTAATGATAATCCTCAACCCATTGTTGAATGGATTAGAGAAAACGGTAAAAAAGTCTATAGTGACTATGTTAAACAAGATAAGAAGATGATTGTATGATGTATATTGGTACGAGCCTCGGTGGATGTTTACTTAGCTTGATGGCAAACGAAGTGTCCGAGGATGATGTTATGTTCATTGTAACACGCACAATGTGTCCTACTTTTGACTCTTTTATGAATGTCGTAAAGCAGTATTACTCCGAAGGGAATCCTTATGCCCGTAATCCTGCACTATATGGATTAGGTACTTATCCGTTAGATGGTGTAGTTGAGCTAGCTACTAGGTTGTACTATGCAGGTAAAATTCATCAACCCAGAGTTTATGCTGAAGCAGGTGGTTTTGGTGTTGCATATTCTCATCCTACAAAATATGGACATGGTTTGTGGTTGCAGATTGTTCCTACTAATGATAACTCTACTCCTGCAGTAGTTGAAGCATACGAAAAGTATAAAATGTTGGATAACTTAACAAAATGATTGACTATCAATTAGACCCTATTACATGGTTTAGTGAAAGAGAACTGACATATACTCCTAAACATTTTGTAGTAACATCACAACCTTGCACAGATGAATCTAAACAATGGGTATTAGATAAATTAAGTGGTAGATTTTGTATAACATATCCTACATTAAGTAATAACAATAATCTAATTGAATTACTTACCCCTAGTTGTATAGCGTTTGAAGATCCACAAGAAGCAGTATTTTACGAACTTAAATGGTCATAAATGGGTAGATGGAAATTTTGTAAACAACAAATTTCTTATTAAATAACTTTAGCATATTACAAGGAGAACATAATATGAGTTTTACAAGACATGTAGGGAAACACGGAGACAGAAAAGTAGCTGTAATTTTCCGAGAAGTACCAGGCGAGCCTCATATGTGCTTGGTTACATATACCGAAACAATTAATAAAAATATACATGATTCACTAATTAGATGTATTGAGAGTGATATTGGTCAAAGTAGTGAGAATTTAGCCGATGCATTGAATAGAAACTATACGCAAGACGGGCGTCCAATTTTACAAGTTTTGCACATTGAAGGTCAATTAAAGAAGGTTAATACAGAACAAATTGTAATGACCCCGGCACCCAACACACGTATTAAATTAAATGAACTTAATAAAATACTTGACGAGATGAAAATGGGTGAAGATGCAGTTAAGCGTATGGCTGAATTAGATAGTAGTCGTGGGTTACAGGATCCAGCTGATGTTGCACGTAGAATGCGTGGCCCACAAACAAATTCACCAATCGTAGCATCAAATGACTTGTTAGGTGATGCATCGTTGGCTAAACAACGGTTAGAGCAAGCACAAAAAATGGAACGGGAAGCTAAAGGCTTGTTAGCTGAAGCACAACGTTTAACTACAGAAGCACAATCTTTAGATCCATCACTAGCTCCTAAACCAGTCAAAGCAACCAAAACTAAAAAGGCAGAGGTTGTACAAGAAGTAATTGCTCCGGCAAAAAGAAAATATACTAAAAAAGTAACTAATGTCGCCTGATTTTATTGATAAATGGGAACACATCCTTGAAGATATTGAGAAGAATAAAATACCAGTTGAATTTATTAAAAAATTAATTATTAAATTAGAAGGTAAAAAGCAACAAACGATTAATATTCAGAAGTTGCTACAACAGGGGTTAGATCCAGATCAAGTAGAGGATGCAGTAAGTAGAAAACTAAACGAACTAGAAGATTTAATAGTGAGTGTAGAATTTATACTTAATGTACAAAGTATTGCAGAAACAGTACAACCTGAAACAGATAGGCTTTTAGGTAAACTTTAATACAACTAAAAAGCCCTGATTGCTCGGGGCTTTTCTTATTAATGTGATATAATAATTTATGAAACAATATTTAGAATTACTACAAGATATATTAGATAACGGAGAAATTAAAGATGATAGAACCGGTGTTGGCACTCATAGTGTTTTTGGACGTCATATTCGCTTTGATTTGCGTAGGGGCTTTCCCGCAATCACTACTAAAAAACTTGCATGGAAAGCTTGTGTCGGTGAACTTCTCTGGTTTATTGAGGGCAGTGGTGATGAACGTAGACTGGCAGAACTTACCCACGGCACAGCAGAAGGAAAGGTTACTATCTGGACGCCAAATGCATTATCGCCGTATTGGAAACCAAAAGCGAAATTTGAAGGCGATCTCGGCAGGGTCTATGGAGTACAATGGCGTCATTGGAACAAATATCGTACAGAAAAAGACATGGGCGCGGCACACAAAGGTGGCACACGCCTCGCTGTTGACAAAACAGAAGTTGACCAATTGGCAAATCTCATTAAAGGATTAATTGAAGATCCTAATGGGCGCAGACATATATTAAGTGCCTGGAACGTGAGCGAGTTAGACGAAATGGCATTGCCCCCTTGTCACGTTATGAGTCAATATTATATTAACAAAAATAAAGAACTATCTTGTCATATGTATCAAAGATCGGTGGATGTTTTTTTAGGCCTGCCCTTTAATATTGCTAGTTACGCATTACTTACTCATCTATTGGCACATCATTGCGGTCTGAAAGTAGGAGAACTTGTAATCAGTACAGGTGATACACATATCTATAAAGACCACGTTGAACAAGTTAAAGAACAATTAACACGTGAACCATATCCATTGCCGACATTAATGTTAAATGCAGAAAAGAATAACATCTTTGAAATGACAATGGAAGATATACATTTAGAGAACTATCAAAGTCATGGCCCTATCAAAGCAACAATGGCAGTCTGATACTGGACTTAGACCTAAATATCAGGTACATATATCTGATACAGGAGAAGAGTCAGTATCTATTGCTCACGTAGTTCATACTATTAGAATGGGTGATGTTGAAGATCCTGATTTGTTTGCAGCACAGCCTATATATGAATGGCAACACACAGAAGCTGGTAAGTGGATAATGGAAAACTCTAATCCTAAACCCAGTTGGCATCGTCAAGTAGATTATACTACTTATGGACAACTATATCTGATTAGAGCATATCTAACACATAAACAATTAACATTTTGGAAGTTGAAATACGAATGAAAATATTAGTGACAGGTGGTCTCGGCCTTATCGGACATCACGCAGTTAATAAATTAGAATCGTTAGGACATGATGTAGTTATTACTGACACTCGCACTACATATGGCATTATTCCTCAATCTGAAATTGACTATCTTATGGGTGAACGTCTTAAGAAAATTAAGACAAACTACATATACAATATTGATATCAGCACAGCAGATAGCATTGATTGGTTGATACAAAAACATCAGCCTGCAATTATTATTCACATGGCTAGTTTCCCTCGTCAGAAAGTTGTTAACAGTAATCCAGCAATGGGTGCAAGAACAATGATGGAAGGATTAATGAATTTATGCGAATCAGCAAAGAAACATAATGTATGTAAATTTATTTATATCAGTAGTTCTATGGTCTACGGTGATTTTACTGATGATGTCACAGAAGATTACAATTGTAAACCACAAGGTCAATATGGTATTATGAAACTATCAGGCGAGCATATTGTTAAAGACTATAGCCGTCGTAATTGTTTCAGTCACACTATCATTCGTCCAAGTGCAGTATACGGACCACTTGATGTAGAAGATAGAGTTATCGCTAAGTTCATGTTAACTGCAATGCGTGGTGGCACACTTAAAGTTAATGGTGCAAGTGAAACATTAGACTTTACTTACGTAGAAGATGCCGCAGATGGTATCGTAGCAGCCGCATTAAGCTCCAACACAAACAATAAAACATATAACATTACAAAGAGCCATAGTCGTAGTTTATTAGATGCCGCAAACTTAGCAGTTAGTATTGCTGGCAAAGGTAATATTGAAGTCAAAGACAAAGATGCTGACTTCCCAAGTCGCGGTGCATTAAACATTGATCAGGCACGTAGAGATTTTGGATATGATCCACAAGTAGATGTAGAAGAAGGATTTCAAAAGTATTATGACTGGCTTAGTAATAGCCCATTTTGGTCTCAAAAGACAATACAGTAATTTAAGAGATGAGTTACTAGACGCTACAGACCGTGCTCTTAAAGACGGACAACTTGTAGGAGGTCATTATACCCGTTCGTTTGAAGAATGGCTAAAACATCGTACTAAAACAAAATATGCTATTATTGTACATAGTGGTACACAAGCATTAGAGATTATTGCACGTTGGAAAAAGATTAAGCATAATGAAGTTAGGGTAGAAAATCCAAAGATTAATATTCCTAATCTAACGTACCCGGCAACACTGAATGCATTCTTAACTGCTGGCTGGGATATAGAACTAGTTGATACTGATAAGAACGGTATTACTGAAATGGGAAACAGTGCCGGCGTGTATGATTGTTTGATGGGCTATGCAGGTCGTAAGCCATGGCCTAATGCTAGTTACTCAACTGCATATGGAATAATAGTTGATGGTGCACAACATTGGTTAGTGGCAGACGGTGATGTAGGTGGTGGAATGTCAATTAGTTTTGACCCTACAAAGAACTTACCTAGTTCAGGTAACGGTGGTGCTATTGTAACCAATGATGAAAAGTTATATCTTTATGCTTCAAGTTACCGAGACAATAACAAACCTTATTTTTATGAGGTTGGAACTAACAGTAAGATGAGTGAACAAGATTGTGCTCAAATTTTAGTTAGAGCAAAGTATATTGATGAGTGGCAAAAGCGCAGAAGTGAGATAGCAAAATATTGGTGTGACATATTTAGAGAGTTACCTTTAACTTGTCTATCAGATACCAAAGATCCACATGCTCATCAAAAGTTTGTAATGTATTTATCCGATAGAAATTCATTACATTCATATTTAAAAACAAATGGAATAGATAGTAAAGTTCACTATGAATATGTTTTGGGTGATCTCCCTACAGCAAAAAATCTTAGTAAACCTGACATGTTAAGCACTAGTGTAATGCTTTCTAGAGGTGTATTAAGTCTACCCATGTATCCGGAATTGACAGATATTGAAATACAATATATAGCGGATAAAGTAAAATCATTCTTTTGAAGCATAAATAAGGGTACTATGTGGATACTATCAATACTACCCGACGCCGCAATACATATAATCTTTATACTAGGTATTTTGGGCACAATAGCAGGATTCGTCCTAGGATTCATTCCCTTCATTAAAACCTACAAATTAGCAATACAAATAATTAGCTTACTTGTGTTAGTTCTTGGTGTATATCTTGAGGGGGGCTTAGCCGACTATAAAGAGTGGGAACTTAGAGTCAAAGAGATGGAAGCTAAAGTAGCACAAGCTGAAGCAAAATCAGCTAATACAAATGTAGAAATACAGGAAAAGATTGTAGAAAAGACTAAAGTGATCCGTGAAAAAGGTCGTGACATTATACAGTACATTGACAAAGAAGTTGTCAAAAAAGAAGAAGTTATAAAATACGTTGAAAATTGTCCAGTTCCTAAAGATATAATTGATTTACATAACCAAGCCGCTGAATTGAATAAGGGAGCAAAGAAATGAGATATCTCTTAATTGCTCTATTATTAGCAGGATGCTCTACTACAGTTCCTGTCACTCAAAAGTTCCCTAATGCTACCCCTGAATTAATGAAAAAATGTGAAGACCTCAAAAAGATTGAGGGTGACAAAGTAGCTATTACTGAAATGCTGAAAGTAGTCGTACATAATTATTCATTATATTGGGAATGTTCAGCTAAAGTAGATGGTTGGCAAGATTGGTATAACGCACAAAAGAAAATCTATGATAACATTGCAAAATAGTAGCATATTATTGGTTTGTTTATTATTTGTTGGGTGTGCATCAAACGATCATTATTCTATATATGTAGAAGCTCAGAAGTCATTAAGTAGAGATGCTACAGTAGCAGAAGCCGCACGTATTGCTGCCTTAACAGAATTATCTAAGAGTTCAGACAATGAAGTTAAGATACAAGCTATTAAAGCACTACAAGAAATACAGTATAATAAGCGTCAAATTATTATACAAAAGCCCAAGAGTTGGTTAGACTTTAGATAAATACTATATAAATTAGGATTTATTATGTCGCAAGAAAATATTGATACTGAAAGTTTACCATCTGGTGGTGATCCATTACGTACTTCTTTTGACAACAGCAACCTTAAAAACTTATTTACGTTACCTATTTCTAATTCAGAAGCAACAAATGGAACGTTAGTTGAAGTAGTTAATACTACCCAACCTGTAGGAAATATTAATAATATTGGAAATGTATATATTACTAACAAATTTGATAGTAGAGCAAACAATCCGGTATTAATTAGACAAAAAGCTAAAGTAACCAAGCCTATAATAGCACAAGCTTCTACATTTACTGAAGTAGAATCATTAGAAACTAATACCAGTACTATAACAGTTGGACCATATCGTAATCAAGAATATATTAACATTGGTGCAAGTCCCAATGATGGTAACGGAGATCCATTAAGAACTGCATTTAGTAAGATTAATAATAATTTTAGCAATTTATTTCTTACTACTACAACTACATCTACTGCATATACTTTGGGAAATGCACAGGGTCAAGTTATATTTGAAGTGCCTGTAGTAGAATTTTATCAAGGTGAATTTCAAATACGATCAAGTGATTCAGGAACACCTGACATGCAAAATATTACATTGACTGCAAGTATTACTAATAATCTAGCCGGTGTAAGATTCAGTGGACATTCAACATTATTTAGAGGTAATGCTATTTGTAGATATAATATGGATGTATCAGCCGGTAATGTTAGAATTTTGATAAATCCATTAGCAGACATAGGAATAGAACATTTTATAGCGGCATATATAACTTATCCAGATCAAGTAATTATATCAGGAATTGAGATTGCATTAAATGGATATGCTAATGGATATTTACTAGGCACCGAAAACAATTTAATATTAACGACGGAATCACAATGAGAGCAAAAGAATTTATAACAGAACAAAGATTGGATCAAGTTCATGATGGCTTAGATATAGCATCTCCGGCTCTCCCCAATACGTATGTTATTCCAGAGTTAAAAAACAACGACTTCTATAATTTATATCGTTTCGGTGTAGCAATTGCCGCAGTAAGAGGTGAAAGCGGAGACGATGATGTTCAAAATGGATTTAAACCTAACTTTAGAGCAGAAACTAGTTGGGGAGAACATCAGGTTGTTAGTTCATTTGATCCTAAGGTAGGAGAATTAATTGACAAGGCACTTAAAAAAGTACATATATCTGGTAAGAAAATGGTAAGTACTCCGGGAAGTGAAGAAATGGATGACACCTTAACTCAGTCACCTATTAAAGGATTTAAAGGATATAAAAGATGAGAGCAAATGAGTTTATATCCGAAGCTACGATCGGCAAAATAGGAAATAGAAAACAAATAGCTACAAAAGGTCTACATAAGTTCCGTGATGAAAACTGCGCCGACCGCACATATGAGTTGAACAGGATCATGATGGCTGCAGCCGCAACTGATGGAACTTTTGTACCAGAAATAGATGGCGAAAGTTGGGCTGGTAGATATAATATTGCAGTACCTTATACCCAACAAGAGCAAGATATGTTAATGATGGCATACAAAGCCGCAGGGTCAGATTATCACGATTTAAATAAGGGTGATCTAAAAAGTAAAGAGTTAGATAGTACCAATACTCAAAGTACTGTAAAACCCTTTAAAGGTTACAAAAGAAAATAATTCAGGGCATATCAATTAGAATAAGTAATAATATCAAATTACAGGATTCTAAATGATTGATATTAACAACACGCTTGACTTATTAAAATTAAAGTTTTACAACGAATGGCTTTACCAAGCCCATATATATGAAGAAGGTGACAGTCAGTTTCATAAACAACTTACTTCCCAAATCATTACACAATATATTGACCCGTTAAATATTCCAAAAACTGCGAAAATCTTAGATTTGGGTTGTGGCCCTGGTTATTTCTTAGATGAAATGAAACAACGTGAATATACCGATCTTACTGGAATTACATTAAGTCCGGGTGATATTAAAATCTGTGAAGATAAAGGTCATACGATTAAAACATATGATTTAAGTTTCTTACCACAAAAAGACGGTTATTTTGATGAAAGTGTAGACTTTATCTTTTTACGTCATGCATTAGAACATAGTCCATATCCTATCTTTAGTTTGATGGAATATAATCGTGTATTGAAACAGGGTGGTAAACTTTATATTGAGGTTCCTGCTCCTGATTGTGAGCGCAAACATGAATGGAATTTAAATCATTATAGTATTTTAGGTGAACAACAATTAGCTGCCTTATTAGACCGTACTGGTTTTGCAATTAATAAATTTGAAAACTTTGAATTTAGTTTAAATACACCCAATTCAGAAGATGCAGAAAAACCTGTATTAATGAAAGAAAAATACTATTGTATTGTAGCTACTAAAGCTAGACCACTAGATATCAAATAAAAACGATAAATACTCACTAACAGTGAGTATTTTTTTATGGCCTATCCAGAACCAACAGAAGTAAGTCCTTGGTACTTACGCAATATAACACAAGCATTAGCACTTGATGAAGCATCCGGGAATGTTTATGTCCGTACCGGCTTTACCGGTAATATTGTTATTGAGGGTAATGTTAATATTCCCGGCAATATAGATGCTCATATCTCAGAGATTGGTACATCCGGTAACTTAACTGTTCCTTATATGCCTATTGCAGGTAATATAACAATTGATACTGGGCAATCAGTTGGTATCAGTGGTAATGTTAATATTGGTACAATGCCTAACGTCAATGCGACCGTATCAGGAACAGTAGCAGTTAGTTCAATAACAGGTAATCTTGCTGGTATTACTGCAAACGTAACAGTAGTAGATGGCGGCGGAAGTATTACCGTAGATGGAAACGTGGGAATTACAGGAAATGTCAACATCGGTACAATGCCAAATGTTAACGCAAACATCACAGGTGGCAATGTAACCGTAACTCAAGGCACAAGTCCATGGATTGTGTCAGGTAATGTAGGAGTAACTGGTACTGCTAATGTAGCATTTGGTGGCACACAGCTTGATGCATTTGGTCGTTTGCGTGTCTCAAATCCAGTAACATTATTTGACAGTCAAAATAGATATCTACCCGGAAAACAATTTAGTAATGTAACTGCTACGGGTGGAAATGTAGTATATGTATCAAATGAAAGCAGTTTTAATTTAAACGTTAGTACTGCCAATGGCAGTAGCGCAATTCAACAAAGTAGATTTGTACAACCATATCAACCAGGTAAAAGTATGTTGATAATGGAAAGTTTCTGTATGAGTACATTAATTGCTAACTGCCGTCAGCGTGTTGGTTATTTTACTACAGAAAACGGAATATACTTTGAAGCAGACGGTACTACATTATATCTCGTTATTCGTAGCAGTGCATCAGGAGGTATTGTTGAAGAACGCATAGCACAATCTGCATGGAATGGTGATAGACTTAACGGTATACCCGGTGCAAACAATCCTAGTGGCATAACACTAAACCCAGCATTGACAAACATATTTTGGTGTGATATTGAATGGCTGGGCGTAGGTAATGTAAGAGCCGGATTTGTTATTAACGGTCAGTTTATTTTATGTCACACATTCCAACATGCTAATCAATCAGGCAACACTAAGGTCTATATGACTACCGCAACGTTGAATCCAAGATATGAAATTACTAACACAGGTACAACTGCAAGTAATTCAACATTCAAACAAATTTGTAGCACTGTTATTTCCGAAGGTGGATATACCCCTGCAACTACTGAAAATTATGTAAGTAGTGGAATAACTCCTACTAGAGTGGCCACAGCCAATGTGTTTACTTCTATAGCAACTATTAGATTGAATCCAGCATATACTGATGCTGTAGTAAAACCTAGTCAATTAGATTTGTTACTAACAGATGTACAATATGGACAATACCAATTGGTGCTCAATGCCAGTAATGTTGCTGGTCTTACTTACGCAAACATTGCCAACAGTGTAGTTCAGGCTAATACCAGTGCAGTTCAAATTGGTGATGGTACAGTGTTGTTTGGTGGAGTTACCAGCAGTAGAGATACTTTTGCAATTAGTGAAGAAATTTCGTCAAGACTACAGTTGAGCAGACAGGCAAATGGAACCCCCGACACATTAACTTTGTGTGTGGGTTATGGCAACCCCAATGCTGATTTACTGTGGCGATTTGGCTGGATGGAAATTACAAACTAAGTTTGTACCCAATAAATACTCACTATGAGTAATGCACCATCGTTAGTAAAGAATCCTTATACTAAAACAGTTTTTAAAACTGATAAAGAACTACAGGATTTTATCAAATGTTGTGACCCAGATACAGGTTATCTATATTTTATGGATAACTTCTTCTATATACAACACCCTACAAAAGGTAGTATGGTCTATCACCCTTGGCCCTATCAAGAACGATTGATTGATACCTATCATAGATATCGCTATTCAATCAGTCTGATGCCTAGACAATCAGGTAAATCAACTTCAGCCGCCGGATACTTACTCTGGTACGCCATGTTTGTGCCAGATAGTACTATTTTAGTTGCGGCACATAAATATACAGGTGCTCAGGAGATTATGCAACGTATTCGGTATGCATACGAAAATTGCCCCGATCATATCAAAGCAGGTGTAACAACATACAACAAAGGCTCATTAGATTTTGAGAATGGCAGTCGTATCGTTTCAGCAACAACTACTGAAAATACAGGTCGTGGTATGTCTATTACACTACTATACCTTGACGAGTTTGCATTCGTTCGTCCAAGTATCGCTAAAGAATTCTGGACAGCTATTACACCAACATTGTCAACTGGTGGTAAAGCAATTATCACAAGTACACCAAACAGTGATGAGGATCAATTCGCTTATATCTGGAAAGGTGCTAACAAGACTGAAGATGAGTTTGGTAACACAACTGAATTAGGTATTAATGGCTTTAGAGCTTATAGAGCACACTGGAGTGAACAGCCCGGACGAGATGAACAATGGGCTACAGAAATGAAAGCACAACTCGGTGAGGATCGTTTCAACCGAGAGATTGGTTGTGAATTCATTATTGCTGATGAAACATTAATCAATCCAAACACATTGATTGCAATGGAAGGTATGGAACCCATTAGTCGTATAGGGCAAGTGCGTTGGTATGAGAAACCAAAGAAGGGTAATATCTATTGTGTAGGATTAGACCCAAGCTTAGGTACCGGTGGTGACCCTGCTGCCATTCAAATCTTTGAAGCAAACACTACTACTCAAGTAGGTGAATGGAAGCACAACAAAACTGATATCCCGAGTCAAATCAAACTATTGGCACAGATAAACAAATATATAGCGGAATGTACTAATGAACCCAATAACATCTATTACAGTATTGAATGTAATGGTATAGGGGAAGCCGCTATCATATCATTAAGCGAATACGGGGAAAGTAATATCCCGGGTATCTTTATCAGTGAAGCGGGTAAAGGTCGTAGAGGATTCAATACTACAAATAAGAGTAAATTAGCAAGTTGCGCTAAGTTCAAAACACTAGTTGAAAGCAAGAAAATGACTGTAAATAGTCGTAGTCTTATTAGTGAAATGAAAGCATTTGTAGCACATGGTGGTAGTTATGCCGCTAAAATCGGTGATACTGATGACTTGATAATGGCTAGCTTATTAGTTACACGTATGTTACAGCATTTAAGTGATTATCATGTTAATTTAGAGACACAGATGCGTGACCACGATGAATACATAGCACCTTTGCCCTTCTTTGCGGTCATAAGCTAAGACAGAAAAGATAAATACAATATGGCTAAAAATCAAGAATCAATCAACCGCTCATTATTTGAGCTATTACGTAGTAGAGGGTATGCCCCAACACTATTAGATACTTCTGGTAAGGAAATTCCAGTACCAGAAGAAGCAGAAGTCTTTCAGTTTAAGTTTACTAAAGACGGAGAAGAATATGGCACAGTAACAGCATCTATAGATGGATTACACAAATTAGTAATTTACTTTGGTGATGATGTTGCTAACAGTGAAAAAGAAAATAATGGTGGTGATGATTCTTGGTACAAATTATTAAATCATTTAAAGCGTTTTGCACAGCAACACCAATTAAGTTTTGAAGTTAAAAACAGAGACCATTTAAAATATGATATGGCAAAAAGGGAACATATGAAAAAGCAAGAAAGAATATCAGAAGGCTACTATCCAATGGGTAAAAAAGCTAGTTATAATGACAATATTCCAACAGTTAAGATTGTTATTGAACATAGTCGTCAAATTGAAGAAGGTGAACAACGATATCGTAATGTAAACCGTATTTTCTTAGAGAATACACAAGGCGAACGAATTCTTGCTCCTACAACTAAGCCAGGTATTGCTCAAATATATGCCCGTCATCTAGCTGAAGGTGGTTTACCACATGATGACCGTTGGAATCATATTGGTAGTTTATGTGAAGAATATCAAAAGATGGCAGGATTCGTTCGTGCTACACGTAACAATCAATTCAACGAATCAGCACAACAGTTGGTTAATGAGGGTATTAACCATTATCAAAGTTTAAAAGAATCATTAAGCAAGATGCGTGGTTCACGTGGTTACAATAGTTATTTTGAATCATATACTCCTCCGTTAATGGAAGATGAAAGTGAAGAAAACAATTTGAACGAATTGTTTGTGCAAGAAACATTAGATCCACGTATTGAAAGTGTAATGCCAATATTAAGTAAGTTACATAAAAAAGTAGCTGAGATGAAAGAAGTTAATGAGTTAAGTGAATGGGCTGAAAGCTTAACTGAAGCGCCCGGCGCAGAAACATTAAAACACAATGATGATACTGAAGCTAGTAATCTAAAAGCATTTGATTTAGCTGAAGATGATAATTTGCAAGAACCTGCCATTGATGAGTTAGATGAATCTGATACGCAATCTAGTAATCCAGGTGGTATTCCAGAAGATGATTTAGATGAAGGTATTTTAGATACTGTTAAGAAAGTTGGAAGTAAAGTATTTGACAAATTAGGTGGTGGTAGCGAAGAAGACCTAATTAAAAAACTACAAAAATCAGCTGGTGTACCACAAACTGGTAAGAAGCCTGAACCAAAAGATAAACCAGTTGGTGAAGGTCTAGACGATGCTCATCAAGCCGATCAGAAAATCAACACTCCTGCAGTACAACGTAAAGAAAAAGGTGGTGATTGGAAAGTTACTACACAAGATTTAGCCAAAGCTGATGAGAAGAACATGACCAGCCAAGCTGGTATGGCTGCGTTGAAGAAACGTATGAACACTATTGAAGAAGTTGATATGGGTCAAGCTGATAGTTCATTAAGAAATAATCTAAAACAAAACAATGATAAAATGGATCACTTTACTGCGTTAGGTAAAGCATCAAAGAAAATGGGTCACGATCATTTTATGGATGTACCTGATGACAAACTTGAAGCACTTAAAGCAATGGTTAAGAGATTTAGATCCGGTGAAGAAGTTGATGAAAGTGCATTACAGGCATACTTGGGTGATAAGAAGTACGGTAAAGATGGTATGGATGCATTGCGTAAAGCAGGTCGTGATGATGCTAGTGAAAAGAAAATGCAAAACATTCGTGCCCATTATAGCGATAAAGAAGAACCTATATCTGAAGATGAATTTGCAGGTGACTATGCTACAGGTGAAGCAGGACAATGGCGTAACAAAGGTCCTAAAGCAAATAAGCCAGCAACGATCGGTGATCTAGTTGGTGAAGGTGAAGAGAAAGATAATGATACTCTTGATCCATGGAAACATGTAAATCCTAGAGTAGACAATCCTAAAATTAAGGGAACTGATAACCGTGCTAAATCTGCATATTATCCTACTCCTAAGCCCCCTGTTAAGAAATTAGATACACCATATACTAAAGAGTCAGTAGCAGAAGGTTCTGATGATTTGGCAAGAATATTAAACATTGCTGGAATTAAAAAATGAAAATTTCATCATTATTAAATGAGGCTGAAAAAACTAATAGCAGTACCTCTATGGCTTTGCCAATTGATAAAGATTTAATATATAGAGCTAGAAATAAATATCCTGGTTATTCTGCAGAACAGGCAATGATATTGTTAATTGCAGATGAAATGAAGAATCAGGAAAAAACAGATTCAACACAAAATACATTGATAGATACTCAGAAACGGGAGAATGAACGCTTAAGAGGATCTGTACAATCATTGAGCCAAGAATTACAAGATTTTGAACAACAATCAGTTGAAACCGATCGTGAAGTTGCTAGGTTGAAACAATTAAGTGGCATGTTAACTACTGGTGGTGCTAGTACACAGCAAAAAGCAAAAGTTAGTGCTGATGAATTAGAAAAACTTAACAAAGATTTGGAACAATTAAAATCTAAGCCCGGCATGGATCCAAAAGTATACAATGAATTAAGTGATCAACTTAAAATATTAAGTACAAATAAATCAACAGAACAAGCTGATGTTAACCAATTAAAAAATATGGTAAAAGATATTGAAAATCAAGCATCGGTTAATTATAAATCTGTTGCTAAAGAACTTAATCAAACTAAACAAAGATTGTCAGATAAAGAACAAAGATTTAAAGAATATAAAAGTAGTTTTAAAGATTATAAAAAAAGCACTACAGATAAACTTGAAAAATTTGGTCAAGAGATGAAGAACGAGTTAGACATTTCAAGACAACTAAGAGCCGGTATTCAACAAGATGCAGAAGATATTAATAAAATGAAGGTTGAACTTAGTCAAAATCTGGATCTTATAAATAAAAATATTGAAAAAATGAATATTGATTCATCAGATAAAAGTGTATCAGACATTCCATGGCTTGTTGGGCAAGACACACCTTATAAAAAACCACCAATAGCACAGAGTCCAAATAGTATACAAGAAAGTATAATTTATACAGAAGGATATAATGTTGTCCCATCTCGTCAATATCGTAACGCTAAATATAATGAATGGTTAATAAAACATTTACCTGGATTGTTTTCTATGTTTAAAGGAAGATATGCTGATGAATTAGCAGAAAAAGACTATACAGATAAACAAATAGTTGATACATTAGAAGAATATGTTCCTATGTTATACAATTTGGGTGATGAAAAAACACCACTAACTGCTGAACAAGTTAAACTTTGGTTGGATAACGTTAAATTAAAATTATGGGAACAACCAGTTCAACATGAATTGTTTAATGAAAGCCTAGAAAAAACATATGCACGTATGTTAGACAAAATAATTGGACTTCCCTACATCTAAAAAGGGTTAAAAATCTATACAAAAAAATGTGTTTACCCATTAACGGGATAAATACTATCGACATTGAGAGTTAGACATGCTATACTAACTCTTGTGTTAGTCGTTTCACAGGGAAGCGGTGAATATTAAAAAAAGAGACCATCTCAATTTATAAGGAAATAAAATCATGGCATCATTAGCAGAGATTCGTGCCCGTATTGCGGCACAAGAAAACAAATCAACATCTGGTTCAACACAGAAACAATCAGACAATTCTATCTATCCCCACTGGAATATGGACGAAGGCACAACAGCCACATTGCGTCTATTGCCTGATGCAGATAGCAACAACCCATACTTCTGGGTAGAACGACAAATTATTAAACTTCCATTCAATGGAGTTAAGGGTGATCCTAATGTTAAGCGTATTGAAGTTCAAGTACCTTGCGTTGAGATGTATGATCCAAAAGCTCAATGCCCAATCTTAACTGAGGTTCGTCCATGGTATAAAGATGAAACATTGAAAGAGTTAGCAAACAAATACTGGAAGAAACGCAGTTATTTGTTTCAAGGTTTTGTTCGTCAGAACCCAATTGGTGATGACAAGACACCAGCAAATCCAATTCGTAGATTCATTATTAGTCCACAAATCTTTACAATTATTAAAGCAAGTTTGATGGATCCTGAGATGGAAGAATTGCCAACAGACTTTATGCGTGGTCTTGATTTGAATATTAAGAAAACAAGTAAAGGTGGCTATGCTGATTATTCAACAAGTAATTGGGCACGTAAAGAGTCAGCATTGACAGAAGCAGAGCAAGCCGCTATTGAAGCACATGGCTTGTACAATTTGGCAGAGTTCTTGCCAAAGCGTCCCGGTGAAGCAGAGTTGCGTGTAATCAAAGAAATGTTTGACGCAAGTGTAGACGGTCAACCATATGACTTAGAGCGTTGGGGTAGTTACTATCGTCCTTGGGGACTAGAAGCACCTGCAGGAGCGACAGCGGATAAACAAACAGCTACTACTGAAACTAGAGCACCCGCAACAGCACCCGTAGCAGAAACTTCAGCACCATGGGAAGAAGATGCAATGGCAGCAGCCGAATCTATCAAGGTTCCTACAGCACAGCCGTCAAGTGACAAAGCACAAGACATTCTAGCAATGATTCGTGCTAGACAAACCAAGTCTTAACAGGTAATAGGGAGCATTTGCTCCCTACCTAAGGAGAACTCCATGACAACAAGTGACGAAAGATACCGCGCCATAAAGCAAGGTAAAAAACTATTGGAAGAATTATGCGATCCAGGTAAAACCCCACGTGTTCCTAGTATTATTAGAGATAGGGCTAGGGGAGCATTACGTCATTACCCAAATGATTGGGAATTAGAATCTATTGCAGAAAAATGTCCAGATATGCTAGACAAACAATCAGTAACTATGTATACTAACGGTATACATAAACAATAAAGGAATATAAAATGACTAAAAATTTAAACAAATTGTCAAAAGTAAATGAATCATTTACGGTTAATCGCTACGATAACGGCTTTATGATTGAAGTCGGTGGAAGAGACAAAGAGAATGATTGGAAAAACTGCAAAGTTATGTGCAGTAACGAAGCAGAACTTTTTGAAGTAATCAAAGAAGCACTAGCAATGGAAGTGGATAATTAAAATGGGAAAACCTTTTGACATTAGTAAGTTCCGTAAGGACATTACAAAAAGTATTGAAGGTCTATCTATAGGATTTAACGATCCTACTGATTGGATTTCAACTGGTAACTATGCTCTCAATTATCTCATTAGTGGCGATTTTAATAAAGGCGTTCCTCTTGGTAAAGTTACTGTCTTTGCCGGAGAGTCAGGAGCAGGTAAATCATTCATCTGCTCAGGAAACCTCGTTAGACACGCACAAGAACAAGGAATTTTTGTAGTTCTTATTGACTCCGAGAACGCACTGGACGAAGCATGGCTACATGCGTTAGGTGTAAGCACAGACGAAAGTAAATTGCTTAAACTTAATATGGCTATGATTGATGATGTGGGTAAAACTATTTCAACATTCGTTAAAGACTATAAAACTTTACCAGACGGTGAAAGACCTAAAGTACTATTTGTACTTGACAGTTTAGGTATGTTGTTAACACCAACTGATGTGAATCAGTTTGAAGCAGGTGATATGAAAGGTGACATGGGTCGTAAGCCTAAAGCACTAACAGCACTTGTTCGTAATTGTGTTAACATGTTCGGTTCATTGAATATTGGTTTAGTTGCTACTAATCACACATATGCTAGTCAAGATATGTTTGATCCAGATGATAAAATCTCAGGCGGTCAAGGTTTCGTTTATGCATCAAGTATTGTTGTTGCTATGAAGAAATTGAAACTTAAAGAAGATGAAGATGGTAATAAGATTAGTGATGTGCGAGGTATTCGTGCCGCATGTAAGATTATGAAAACTCGTTATGCGAAACCATTTGAATCTGTTCAAGTTAAGATTCCTTATGAAACAGGTATGAGCCCTTACTCAGGATTATTAGATATGATTGAGAAGGCTGAACTTGTTAAGAAAGAAGGCAACAGTTTAGTTTACACAACACTTGATGGTGAAATCATTAAGAAGTTTCGTAAAGCATGGGAAGCAAACACTGATGGTTGCTTAGATAAAGTTATGAGTGAATATGGTCAAAAAGCAACAACAAAGATAAGTACTGTAACACCTGAGGAGGAGGGTACAGAATGAGTTTAGATTTTGTTGCTGAAGTTTGGGATGCACTACGCACCCACATTGATTTCAATGACCGTGGTGATGCCGCAGATACATTAATCAATTTATTGATTGACAACAACTACGAGACTGACGATATCAAAGATGCCTTCAGAAGTGACAAAGAAGTGCTTAGTGCATTGAAAGGTTACGCTGAACAACATGATATTGAAGATGACTACGAAGAATACGAAGAAGATGAAGATCAAGACCAAGACGAATGGAATTAAATGTCAAATTGGTATACAAGGATCACAACTAATTTAGCTGTGATACCCGATTTTATTTCACATTATGACAATGAAATAATTTCGGCAAAGAGTGATGTAAAGGTATACGGCAATGTTGAAAAGAACATTGCCGCATTACCCGGAATTACAGAACATAGATTTAATCAACTACAAGAGATAGAAGCAGTATTGAACTATCTCAATATTCAATTACGGAAAATTCGCCGAAAACATTTTCAAAAATACTTAGAAGCGTATAATAGAGCATTAACAAGCCGTGATGCTGAAAAGTATGTTGATGGTGAAGATGAAGTAGTAGACTTTGAAACACTTATTAATGAAGTGGCATTACTAAGAAATCGTTGGTTAGGTATAATGAAGGGTCTTGAAGCTAAACAATGGCAGATGGGCCATATCGTGCGTTTACGTACAGCTGGAATGGAAGATATCACAATTGGCTAATAACACAATAACTATAGCAGGCGCAATAGGAGGTATATCACCTCAATCATCTCTTACAATGGATGATACTTATCTTAATAATTTGTTTAAAAACATACACAGAAGTGACTATGTTAAACGTTATGAGGTAATTGAAACTACTGAAGATGTATTGGCACTAAGTGTTGCTTGGAAACGTCTACGTGATACTAAAGATAGAGCTACACAATATATAAATATTTCTAGTCTGTTAGATGATAACTTGTTTAGACAGGTAGAAGAATCTGATAGAATACGTGCTAATCAGATTAGAGATTATTTTAGCAAAAAAATTATGCTATGGTCTCTTAAAAATATTAAGTTATCAAAATATAGACAAGACCTAAATACATTTATTCATGGTAATGATAAAAAAGTTACAGATGAAATGTTACCCATTGTTTTTAGATTACCTGAATTCTATGAGTATGATGTTAAATTTGATACATTTAAAAGAGAAATCAAATTAGAATTACCTACTTTTACATCACCTCCTATTAAACAAATCACTACATTAACACCAGTTGCAACTTTTTATAAAAGTAATAAACGCACAAAACAGTTTGAATATTGGTTAAAGAATAGTAATGGCAATGCACATATGATTGCTATTGAACCAAAAAACCCATTGAAACACATTTGGGATAAGATGTTTGCCAATGAGCATTTGCGTATTGAAGGAACATATTTCCCTAAACAGTTTGATGAGTTACAATACTATCAACTAGTAAATTGGAGTCTTGCATGATGAAACTAGATGAAGCTACTGCTATTAAAGTAGCAAATGACAAAACAATTGCTAATTGTTTGTTACCTGATCCTGATCCTTGGGATGTTACTTTCCTTAAGGGTTATGTCAATAAAAATAATAAAGTTAAGGGAAAAATTGGCGAGATATATGTTGAAAGGATGATGCTATACTTAGGTCACTTAGTTGCACCTGCAATAAATAAAGGTCACGATAGAATTATTAATGGTACTCTAACTGAGATTAAATTTGGTGCTGCCCATCGTAATCCAAAAAATAAGGGAATTACAATGACTGATGTGTTCTCATTCAACCATTTTTCTGTTAGCAAAGATTGGCAACGTGCTATACTAGTTGGTATGAATATTGATTGCCAGCCATATGTAGTCTGGTTTTTTAAAGATAATTTTATAAATGAGGTATCTAAAAGTAATGCCGATCGTAAATACTTTAATAGACAACAAGCCGGGAAAAATGGCGGTAATGATGATTGGCTGTTTATGACAGATCCTAATTCATGGCAAGAATTTATGAATGAACCTTGGGTAAGACCTATATCAGAATGGTAAAATTAGCTGACATTCTAAATGTACGTTACTCAACACGTAATCTATCAGATATAGACTTTGATGCCGCCGTTCCCAATCTGGCTAAAGAATTAGAACAATATAACTTCTTACCTCATTATACAGATGATGTACTGAAAAAAGACTGGCAACAACTATGCAAGTGGACTACTACTGATACAATAATTAGTAGTACATCACGATTGGGTATGAAACTAAGTGAACACTATTGCCCTAATTTTTACGACATTGAAAGCAGTACTGGTACAAGTTTTAGAAGTTTGTGGGTTCAATCTAATTTAGAAAAAGTTCTTAGATGGAATCGTAAATGCCATAGCACACCATATCTTAGTGAATTAAAACGTGGTATATACTTCTGCTGTAGTCTTACTAAAAATACAATGTATCGTCCACAAATGATGAAACTAGCTTGTATTAAATATAAGCCAGAAGTTGTACTAGATCCTTGTGCAGGTTGGGGCGGAAGAATGCTAGGTGCAGTAAGTTATGGAGCACATTATATTGCTTTTGAACCTAACACTCAAACATATGATAATTTAATGAAGATTGTAAACTTTTTAGGTATACAAAACAGAGTCACATTGATATGTGATGATGCATTGAATATGAAACAATACAACTTACCTAAATGTGATTTAGTATTGACAAGTCCACCATACTTTGATTTAGAAGTGTATACACATGAACCTACACAATCAATTACAAAGACACCTACATATCAGGATTGGGCTGATGGATTCTTACGTGAAATTATTAAGTTGGGTATAGAACATCTAAACCCAAATGGTGTTAGTTGTTGGAATGTAGGTAAGGTTCGTAATAGAGATATGGCCGATGATGTATTAAAATATCATACTGAGTTTGGATATAGCAAAATTGATATATTGTCGGTTCAAAGTAGCAAACGACAAAGCAATCAGAATACGGTAAAAAATGCTAAAAGTAGTGATGATACCATAGTGTACAAAATTTGACATTAAATGGATTTGGCTATATAATAGATTCTTATTCAGTTGAAAGGTGTGTATGGGATATCGTGTTGTTGCTGACAAATATCAAATGGACGAAATGCGTACCAAATATGGTCCTAGAAACGGCTTAGAAGGTCCGTTCAATTTCTCCGGAAGAGTGTTGTATTATGACAACAAAGAAGGTCAATATTACGATCCTAGGACGGATTTCTACGTGGAACAGTCGGAAATGAATGAAATTCATGCTAGTTTGATAGCCAAAATTTGACAATAAATGGTATCCGTGATACAATACTTGTATTGAAACTGATAAAGAGGACTAGAAAATGACTACAGAATTCAAATCTTGGGACGAGTTGTCAGAGTTAGAACAGGCCCGTGAGATATATTGGGATATGCACAAAGATGCATATGGTGTTCGTCCACGTTGTATTGATACAAGTGCTTGGACCATTGAAGATTTTGAAGCTGAGTTTGTCATTCTCGGTCAAGCTATTGAAGCTGAAGAAAAGGTCCGTATTGCGGCACAAGAAAACGCTATTTTCTCTTTTGAGAAAAGGGTTGATGACCTGATCTTTTCAGGTGCTAAGGACCGTGCAACAGCAATGCGCTGGATCCACGAAGCCGAGGACACTAATGGTGATGATGAGTACTTGTGCTATACATTGGGCTTGCCTTATCAGTATTTCCGCAAGGTAGCGTAATTTGACAATAAATGGGCATTGTGCTATAATACTTGTATTGATTGATTAACACACAGGAGAAATTATGTCTACTATTCGTATTTTGTCAGGTTCTTATCGCAATGAAGCAGTCAAAGGTGAAGTGTTTACACTTGTCAAGGGTTTTCAGACAGGTAAAAAAGGTAGTTATGTGACTGTTAAAAATGATGGTCAATTCCCAGGTCGTAGTGCTGAAATTAAAGTTTTAGTAGATACGATTGATAATATTGAATTTTTAAATGGAGATAAAGTTATGGCTAATGCTGTAGTAGAGTTTAAGAAAGAATCTGTTAAAGAAACAGAACAAGAAGCAATGGACCGTATTGCTACACGTTTTGAGGTCCTTGATGAAATGTCACGTGCATGTATCAATGGTGATATTCGTGCTATGATTGTTTCAGGCCCGCCCGGTGTAGGCAAATCACATGGTGTTGAAACACAAATGGAAAAAGCAAGTATGTTTGACAAGCTTGCAGGCAAACGTGTGCGTTTTCAAATTGTTAAAGGTGCTATGACAGCACTAGGCTTGTACACTCAATTGTACAAATATTCTGACACAAAGAACGTATTGATTTTTGATGATTGTGATAGTGTTTTTACTGATGACTTGAGTTTGAACATTCTCAAGGCCGCACTTGATTCAGGCAAGACACGTAGAATTTGCTGGAATAGTGATTCACGTTTGTTGCGTGAAGAAGGTATTCCAAATACTTTCAACTTCAATGGTAGTGCTATCTTTATCACTAACTTGAAATTTGGCAATCTGAAATCTAAGAAATTGCAGGATCACTTAGAAGCATTGCAATCACGTTGTCACTTTCTGGACCTGACAATTGACGGTGATCGTGACAAGATGTTGCGTATCAAACAGGTCCATCGTGATGCTGAAGGTGGTTTGTTCAAAGACTATGATTTTACTGAAGAACAATCACAAACTGTGATTAGTTTTATGTGGGACAATCATACTAAATTGCGTGAAGTGTCCTTGCGTATGTGTTTGAAAATTGCAGACTTGGTTAAGATTAGCCCCAACAACTGGCAGAATCTTGCTAAGACAACTTGCATGAAGTCTGCATAAACTTTCTATAGTACTTCGGGGAACTTAGGTTCCCCTTTTTTCCTTTATATATTGCATTTATCTGTATATCATTGTATAATTATTGAATGGTTGAATTGAATAATAAAGAACAACTTATCTATTACATGGTAACAAACCTACGTTTAAGTAGGTATGACATTAGGTTCCTTCAAAACCTTGAAAAAATTATTGTTGATAAAAAACGTATTACTAGTAATCAAGTATTATTGGTTGAAAAACTTATAGCAAAATATGAACGACAATTTATAAAAAATGAATTGTTCACTAGTAAATTGTTAGAACTACCATGGAAAATATCAATAGTAACAACCACTGAAGAATATACATCACCACATATAGGTATTTTAGATGACAATATCATATTAAAAACACCTTATAATAAATCATTCATTAGTGCATTTAGGTCACTTAGTCAATCTAGCTATGTATGGGATAATGTTAATAAATACTATATCGCTGATTTGAGCACCTTTTCTTTAAAATTAGCAATCAACATGGCTTCAAAATTCTTTAATGAAGTTAGATATAGTGCTACAGTTAAAAAACTATTAGAACAATTATCTTCTTATGAAGAAATAACACATTGGAATCCCACTTTAGTCTGTGTTAACGGTAACTATTTAATAGCATGTTCTAATAGTGCATTAGATGAAGCTATTAAACATATAGAGTTAAACAAACAATTAACTACATTAGCAGAACTAGTTAGATATGGAATAGAGATTGATAGTAGTATTTTATTAACAGATGAAGAACGATTCGCAGGATCATACAATCCTAAAGTAGAATTATCAAACATATGTGATATTGTGCCATGGTTACAAAACATTAATTGTGATTATGTTTCGGTATCAGGTATAGGATTGACATCTAGCATAAAGTTTAAAAATGAATTAAAACAATCATTAGCAAGTGTAGGTATTAAGTATAATGATACAACAGTAATACATGATAATTTAAGCAAGTATAAATTTCCAGTTATGGTAAAATTTAAATTGGTTCGTGAAGAACATAACAAAGCGGCAAAAGTAATCAATATAGTAAATAGTCAACCAGTTAACTGGTTGTGGAAAAAGAATGAAACAATGTAAAATAATCGTCAAAGACGAAGTGAATGTAAAAATAGAAGGTCTTGACCTATCAGAACGTAAAGCATTGATGAAAATGTTTGAATACGAAATACCCGGAGCACGTTACCTTCCTGCGGTACGTTTAGGTAGATGGAATGGTAAGGTAAGCTATTTCAGTTTAGCCGGCAGCACCTATATCAATTTACTTCCCGAAATACTTCCTTATTTAGACAATGCAGGATATGATATTGAACTAGATGATTTAAGAGATTACACTACAACCTTTACTTTTGACAAAGTGTCCGAGGATACATTCAAACATAAGAATTGGCCTAAAGGTCATCCCAAAGAAGGTACGCCAGTAGAATTACGTGATTATCAAATTGAAATTGTAAACAACTTCTTAGAGAACCCGCAATCATTACAAGAAATTGCTACAGGTGCAGGTAAAACATTGATGACTGCCGCACTTAGTTATAGCATTGAGAAGTATGGACGTAGTATCGTTATTGTTCCAAACAAAAGTCTAGTAACCCAAACAGAAGCAGATTACATTAATCTTGGATTAGACGTTGGTGTATACTTTGGTGATCGTAAAGAATACAATAAGACACATACAATTTGTACTTGGCAAAGTCTTAACAATATGCTTAAGAAAACAAAGTCGGGTGAAGCTGAAGTAGAGATCGGTGATTTCATTGAAGGTGTAGTCTGTGTTATGGTTGATGAAGTACATATGGCCAAAGCAGATGCATTGAAAACATTGCTTACTAGTGTATTCAGCAAAGTGCCCATTCGGTGGGGTTTAACAGGAACTATACCTAAAGCTAAGTACGAAGCACAAAGCATCTATGTAAGTTTGGGTAATGTGATTGGTAAACTCTCAGCTAGTGAATTGCAAGATCAGGGTGTATTAGCCCGTTGTCATGTGAACATTATGCAATTACAAGATGGTAAAGAATTTACTAACTATCAAAGCGAGTTAAAACACTTGTTAGAAGATAGTGAACGATTGGATAAGATTGCTAGTTTAATCAGTGGTATTAATGATACTGGTAATACATTGATCCTTGTTGATAGGGTTAATGCAGGAAAAGAGATTGTTAACAGATTACCAGGTAGTGTATTTGTTAGCGGTGCTACTAATATGAATGAGCGTAAGGAAGAATATGACGAAGTTGCAACGAGTACGAACAAAATTATTGTGGCGACTTATGGTGTGGCTGCTGTTGGCATTAATATACCTCGTATTTTTAATCTGATTCTAATAGAGCCTGGAAAAAGCTTTGTAAGGGTTATCCAAAGTATTGGGCGTGGAATTCGCAAAGCAGAAGATAAAGACCATGTACAAATCTATGACATAACCAGTAGTTGTAAGTTTGCCAAAAGGCATTTGACTCAACGTAAAGCCTTTTATAAAGAAGCAAACTACCCGTTTGACGTAGAAAAGTTGACATATAGATAAGAAAGTGTTATAATAACAAAATGCGTATACTTACATTAGAAAATTCCTATTATAATCTTGAAACCCTTCCGGAAGAAATAGATGACCTTCGCTTTGCGATATTAGACAATAGTAATCCACAAAATGTGGATTATCATTATATCCCATTAATCTTTTTAGAATCATTTAACAGTCCTGCACTTGTATTAAAGATTGGAAATCAAACAATTAAAATGCCCGTTGATTGGCAAATATTAATTGGGGAACAAGAACACGGAGATTTAGAAACATTACCTTTAACTAGTATCAATGATAGAGGTTTCAATTCATTTGAATTTAATCCGTTAAGTAGTTTTAGTCCAAGTTTTTTACCAATTGAAATTGTAGACATTTATCACGATGTAACATGGTATGCACCTAGATTAAAGAATGGTCAGTTCCTGTGTGTACCAATTGATGATGGACCTAAGCCAAGATGTGTATATTTTGTAAAAGAGATTAGTCGTAACTGTGAGATTGTGGACTATTCCCAATCTTTTTAAATATGGCAACTAAAAAGAATACTCCTATTGATGAGAAATTTGTAGCACAAGACTTTGACTTGTTTGATGCTCTTACAGCTATGGATAAAAAAGACTATGGTTATTATGATAGGTTAACAGAAGAACAACA